GATCAGCGGCTCCACTCGTCGAAGAAGCCTCGCCAAGTTTCCCTTCCATTGTGTTTACTACACGTGAAAGTGGTATGGTCTGGTGCTCCGATTTAAGGTGGTTTATTGTGATCGTCATGTGACCATCAACAGCGCGACCACGCAGTATGGCAGTGGAATCGCTGGGGGAGTTGGTGAGGTATTGTGGTGGATCCTGCGTAGAGGTCCGTTGTGTGAGTGGGACGCTAGCATCCATGTCGGTGCCGTCTAAAGTCGCGGTACCGAGCGTGGACAAGACCGCCATGTTGACTGGGGAGTAGCGCGGGCAAAAGACGCACACAAAGCCGTTATAAGCAACGTAGTCGCCGGCGAAGGCGTCCACGTATGGCTCCGTGCGCGCTGGCCCAAGATTGGTGACCACGCGCTCAATGACATGATCGGTGCGCGTTGGCTGGTCATGGTCCAGGGTCCACGGGCGAGAGTTGGCTCTTGAGCCTCCAGCACGCTTGCGGGACCTCGTACTGCCGCCAGCTTTGGGAAGAGACATTTGCGACATAGCCGCAGTGAGAGACTTCAGCTTGTCTTGGGCTGCCTGGCGAGCGCGACGCCGCCTCTCTCCCTTGGATATGGCGGGCTGCTTGGACTGCTGAGCCCACGGCGGGGCGGCGCGAGCCTTCGCGTACGGACGGCGGCCGCGCCAAGGCGGTTGGTACCACTTGGGAGGCATGAGTTGCCGTGGCGCCGAAATTGGCGCTGGGATCTAATCTACCAGCGCGGAGTGCGATGAACGCAAATTATAGTTATGCCTGACAACGGTCAGCATGAACACAACTAAACCACCCAGCCGAATCTAATCTACGGCCTGCCAAAGAACCTAAGGTTGGCCGAATCTAATCTACGGCCTGCCGAATCTAATCTACGGCCCCACCCGGCGTGTATGGAAAATACGCCAATTAGTTGTGTGTGGCACCTCAACACTAGAGAAAGCCCGAGAGGTCCAGATTGGACCCCTCGAGGTAGTCGAGGTCGCCATACTCGGGATTGATCTCGCCGAGCATGGTCTTGATGCGAGGAAGGAAGGGAGAGTGGCGGCAGGCAAAGAGGATGCCCATCGCCTGATCCCGGGAGACCTTCTCGCTGTCGAGCAAGGCAAGCCGCCACGCGAGCTTGAGGTGGTTGTCAAACACACCTGCAGGCTTGTCCGCTGCGTGATCTAGGTCGTACAGGTGAGAAGTGAATGGCACGGCACCTCGCTCCTTACCAAGCGAGGGCAACGTGCCCTTCTCTGCACCTGTGACTTCGATCCCGAGCTTGGCGTGGTGCTCCACAAACTGCCCTGCGTCGATGTTGCCAGCGTTCACGCTGTCGTCCCCCATGACGAGGGAGAGGTAGTCGCGCACGTAGACCACCATTTCCTCCCACTTCTGGTCGGCCAGAAGTGCCTGGAACTTGAGGTCGTGCAGCAACTTGTTGACAGCGCAATCGATGGAAGCGCCCATGTTCATGTGGCCGTTGCTGGCCGCTGTTGAAAGCGTGCCAGAGCCCATGATGCCCAGGATGTCGACAGCGTACAACATCGAGCCGATGTGCACGACGTGCGCCGACAAGATGAGGGCAATCTTGAGCTGTGCCTCAATGAGACTGGGGGGACAACCCCCAGCCTCCGCCAAGTACGCCCGCAAAAGCCCGTCAGCCACCCACAAAGCGCGGGTGATGCTGAGGTCCCAACCTTTGCGGTCGGCCGCAAAACCTGCAGCGGTCAGCAGCTCGATCAAGCGCCGTATGGCGGCGGCAGTGCGCGCAAGTCCGATGTCGTCATGCCCCATACCTGTGGCATTGCCGAACGTTGGGAATTCGGCAGAATGCGTGAGGCCGTTCTGGTACGCGCAGACCTCGGCTGAGTTCTGCTTCCCATGTACGAACCTGCACAGGATTTCGGCAGATATACAAGTCTGCCATATAACGCGCCATCGTCCCTCGCGGACTTTGGAGCGTTTGTGGGCCTCTTTCTTCACTTTGAGGACTTCCGGCAAGACAAAGCCGCATTGGTACAGCTCCCATGGGCTCGCGTGCGACAAAATGTCGTACGGCGTTACCATCAGCATCGCCAGTCTTGTGACCGTCTCGACGCGCGACATCGCGTCGGCCACGTACTGGGCTTTGCTGGTAATGCCTGGGCGCAAGTGCCATCCGACACCCTTGCAGAGGATCAGCGATCGGAACACGTCCGAGATCGCGTCCTGGACGGTGATGTCACCAGTCCACTCCACGGCAGGGTAGCCGGAGGCCAAAATGTGCATGGTGGCAGGGTGCAGTGGCTTGCACCTGCTACGATCCTTGAACTGCACGTTCAAAGAATCAATTACCGCCTTCGCGGTTGTGGGCGGCATCACCGCATGGGCCTCGTCGTTCACGGAATCCCAGCAGATGTCAGCGTGGGTGGCCATGAGGCCCTCCTTAAGAGGTTCCTTCATGGGTGCTCCGTTACTCCCCTTGGACCGTGCGTGTGCCATTGCACGAGCGAACTTCAGCGGCGAGTCGCGCGTAATCTTGTCTGCTGGCACGATGTGCGTGTCCAGCGCGACTTTGAAATAGTGCGAGTCTCGCACGTGTCCGCTAATTTGGAGGTCGCTCGTCTTCTGATAGAACTCGTCCATCGTCATGGTGTTGATCTTGTCGAGCACCTCCGTGACTAGGGCATCGAATGCCCGAACCTCGTCTGCGGTGGCGGGAGGGATTGTCTCACACTCGTCAATGTGCTTGGCGTATTGCAGGGCGTCAGCATCGAGGAACTGGTCATTGCCAACCGTGTGCACGGTAGTGGTGACGTTGCTCTCGAGCTCCCCAGGCTCACCTCCAGGCAACTTGATCTTCTTGCGGTTTGAGTGTGGGTTCCACCCACGCCTAACCTTGGGGGCCGGTGTGGGCTCGTCCTCTTCACGACGGGTGACCCTCATATTCACACGGTGCGCTGCGATAGCGTCGTGCGCCTCCTGCATGTGGTGCTTATGGTCGAGGGCGCGTTCGATGCGTTTGTCAAGGTCCGCAAGGGCCTTCTTGTCATCGAAATTGTCGCTACCATGCATGAGCATCTGCTCCCATTCGTGCATGAGATCGTCTCGGACACCGGCGTACATGTTGTCGTCGTCCCCGTGGTAGCCGTTGCCGTCATAAAGACGCTGGCGTGCCTTGCGGTCTCGGTCACTCCAAGTGGGCTCGTCCTTGGCTCCCAGGTAATAGTAGAGCATCTCCATAAGACTACTGTGGTCCTTGGAAGAGAGCTTGTACTTCTTCACTGAGTCGCGTGCCAATTTGAGCTCCTTGTTGTTCATGACCTTAAAGAACTTGCCGGCAACATAGCCGGCTTTCGAGGCCGCGTACAAGCGCTTGTTGGACGCCTTGGAGCCTGCAGCTTCCAGTCCGGGAGGCTTGCCGAGTGTGAACTCCGGCGCGGTGCGCACAGGGAGGCCCATTGACTCGAGCTTGCCATAGACATGGTGCCGCATGTTGTCGAGCAGCTCGGGGCTAATTGTGGTCAGCCCCAACTCGATGGCAGCGTCCATCTTCTCTCCGGCGGCAGCGATCATAGCAGCAACACCTTCACTGAAAGCCGTGAGACCTTCGTCCACTGGGCCTTCGTAGTTCACGTTGTTGTGCTTCTGAACCAGTTGGTACAGCACGCTCGCAGGCACGCAGTAGTTCTTGCCATCGATGTTGCCACAATGCATGAAGGCAATCTCTCCCCCACCTGTCCAAGCAAGTGAGCTCGATCCGCCGGGTGCATTGGAGATGTCGTGATGGCAGATGCCATACCGCTTGACCATTGCGACGTTGTCGTCTGTCTCGGGTACCATACCGGATGTGACCCCACAGCGCGTGGAGTCATCATTGTCGACCGCCCGCATTGAATGCCTGCGTCCAAGTGTCTTCCCAAAGGTTGACTTGAGTGTTTTGACGCCTAAACGGGATAAATCCCAGCCGAACTTGCCACACAGGGCATCGTGAAGGATCAGCTCAAGACTTGGCGCCAAGTTCTGGCCAAGCGAGCGATCGAAGTCTTTCTGTTCGTCTGCGTCAAGATTCACCAAGCAAGTGAAATCTTCCTCTTTGGGTAGCACGAAGTAGCAGTCGCGCCAGGTCTTTTGCTTGTGCTTGCCAGGCGGTTGCTCGAGAACGAGCATGCCTATGGGCGTGCACATCACATCTGGGCGATGCACCGTGAGGGTGTGTCCGTCCTCCAAACGTTGGCGCAAAGTGCGCAGTGAATGGCGGAGGATGAGGGTCCACGGATCGTCGTCCGGGCCGTCCAAGCTGCACTTCTGAAAACAGATCGTGCATTCCACAATGTTCTTGTCCCCGTAGTCGTCCATGATGACGACAGTGCCGCGATCCGCAGGCAAAATGCCATTGCGGTCGAAAAGCGACCCAGGAACGTAGGACTCGAGGCTCTTGCCAGGATCCAGAGTGGTGGCGCAATTGGCGCGTTTCCCCATCTTCGTAGGCAGCCCAAGCTGGGCGTAGCAACCTGCCCCCCAGGACACGGTGCCACCCCCGGGCAATGCCTGCGTGATCCCATTGATGCGGACGAGTGTGGCTCTCTCCTTTGACGAGAACGTGTTCAGCTCCCCAATGCGAATTACATCGAAGAACTTCTGTGTTCCGTCAGGATTGAAGCCAAACGGCAAAACCGTCTGCACCTTTGGGCTGCTGCGTTCGCTGTTGCCTCTCTCGCCGAGCTCACGGAACCCCGCTAAGCCGTAGCGCCACGCAAATACGAGGGCGCACAGCGCGGTGAGCGGATTGGTGCTCTTTGAGATGAAGCTTTGGAGCAGGACACAGGCCTTCTCCAACAGCATCTTCTCCCTTGGCGACCACTCGTACGTGGCGACAGTCACGGCGAACCATAACGTCACACCCAGCACGGCGGTGCAGATGCAGAAGAAGTACATGGCCTCGGCACAGAGCCGGGCCGCAGCGGTGATTTGGCGTGCGAACAACATTTCGTCGTATCAACACAGATGTTGGGGCCCCGAGCGCAATGCTTCTAGGGGCCCCAC